AAATTATATGACTAACGAGCAAGGGTTAAACGGGATTAAATTATTCAACAGACAATTAATTGTAGAAGTACCTCAAACAACAGTAAGCGGTATTATCTTATCAGGAGGATCAGTAACAGTAGATAACAAACCTTTAAAGGTTGTAGCTGTTGCAGATGACGTAACTAAGTTTAAAGTAGGTGACTATGTATTAGGAGCTGGGGCTATTATGCCTCTAACAGTAACTGATATGGATGGTAAGATTAATGAGTATATCTTAATCTATGAGTCTAGTGTTTATGTAGTAGTAGATAAGGAAGTAGTTAAAGATGCTTACTTTGGTACAATTAATAAGGGTCATAACGATTAATGAAGGTATTCCAACAAAAGGATAATAATGTAATTGTTTCTCCAGAGATACTAACTATACCAGAGTTTAGTGCTATTTGGAAAGCTGATAAAACTAAAGATAAAGTAGAGGCCTATAAAGCCTTTACTTTTATCTACCATTTTGTAGATTATAATTCTCCTTACTCTAGTTACCCTAGGGATAAGAAAGAAGCTACTATTAAGCAAGATATGTTAGGTGATGCTAAGTTTAAAGTATCCCAACCTATCTCAGATGCTTTAACTAAGTATAAAGAGTTACAAGAAACTCCTCTACAAAGGTTGTTACAAGCTGCTAGAAATAAGATAGATGATATTGCAAGCTACTTAGAAAATACTAGCGTAGATGATGAGTCTATCAAGTTAATTCTAGAAGTATATAAGAATATATCAACTGCTGTTGGTAACTTTGATAAGTTACAACAAGCTGTAGAGAAAGAGACTGAGAAACAAACTTCTAGGAATAGGGGTGATATTAATGTTAATAGTAAGTATAACGAGTAATGATGCTAATAGGAACTAATCAATTTTTAGAAACTAGAGAGCACTTTGAAAAGACAGGTAGCTATACTAAAGCTTTAGTAGGGACTTACCAATATGATGAGTTTTGGGATGAACAAGTAAGACGTTGTATGGACGGGTATTCTGTAGGTAATCTATGGATACCTGGTACATACTATTTTTATTTAAACTTCTTCCCTATCCTAGGTAAAGATAATATTACTGGTAGAAAGAAAAAGATATTCCCTAGATTTACTGATGTGGATTTAGAATATTTTTTAATACTAGACAGAGCTAGAAAAGAGAAGAAAGGAGTTATTATGACTAAGCCTCGTAGAACTGGATTCTCTTATAAGAATGCTGGTGTAGTAGTACATGAATATAACTTCTATAGAGATGCTAAGTGTGTTATTGGGGCTTATGAAAAGAAGTTATCTGAGAACACAATGAATATGTCTTTAGAAGGATTAAACTTTCTAAATAAGAATACTGTATGGGCTAAGCCACGTAATCCTGATACAAGGGAGCATGTTATGGCTAGACATCAGAAAGTAGTAGAAGGGGTTCCTCAATGGGTAGGATATAACTCAGAAATTAAAAGATTAACCTTCCAAGATAATGCCTTTGCTTCAATTGGTCTAACAGCCAATATATTCCTATTTGAAGAAGCAGGTCTATTTGCTAATATTAAAGAGTCTTACAATATCTCTGAACCTACATGGAAAGATGGGGATTCAATGGTAGGACTTCCAATTCTATTTGGTACTGCTGGAGATATGGACAAAGGTTCATTGCAGTTTGCTGAGATGTTCTATAATCCTGAGAAGTTTAACTTACTATCATTTGATAATATTTGGGATAAGGAGAAAGTAGGTTCTCAATGTGGATGGTTTTTACCAGCTTCAAGACAACGCTTTGGAGATTACCCAGATCCAGATAATGATAATAAATTAACTCCTCTAGTAGATGCTGATGGTAACTCTAATGAGAAGCTAGCTCTACTTTCTATTATGAAGTTTAGAGAAACTAAGAAGGGTGATATGAAAGCATTTAGAGATGCTATTACCCAGTACCCTTTAAACACAATGGAGGCTTTCTTAGTAAAAGGTAATAATATCTTTCCTACTGAGTTAGCACAAGATAGAAAAGCTGAACTAGAAGGAAGTAAACTTATCACAGATAGTTACTGGAATGCGGACTTAAGGCAAACACAAACGGGTATAGAGTTTAAGTTATCTGATAGGTTACCTATAGTTAAGTTTCCATTACAAGCTGATGATGATAAAGAGGGTTGTGTACAAATCTTTGAACAACCTTATGCAGATAACCCTACACATGGGACTTATATAGCTGGTATTGACCCTTATGATGATGATCAATCAACTACAGACTCATTAGGTTGTATATTTATTATGCATGCATTAACAGGTAGAATAGTAGCTGAATATACAGGCAGACCTCAGACAGCTAAAGAGTTTTATGAGATATGTAGAAAATTAATATCTTACTATAATGCAATTTGTAATTATGAGAATAATAAAAAGGGATTATTTGCTTACTTTGAGCAAAAAAATTGTTTACACTTATTATGTAACACTCCCAAGATTCTTAGAGATCAGCAGATTATATCTGTAATACGAGAATCAGGTAATACCTCTAAAGGTACTAATGCTTCTAAAGAGGTTAATAAGTATGCTAGGATGTTAATTAGAGAGTATATGTTAGACCAGGCTTATAATCAAGAAGTAGGCTTAACAAATACCCATACTATACCAAGTGTTCCATTATTAAGTGAGATTATCTATTGGAATGAAGATGGTAACTTTGATAGGGTAAGTGCTTTAGGTATGCTACTTATTCTTAGACAAGATAGAATAAAAATAGTAATAGAAGAAGACGAAGAAGAAAAAGATAGCTTTAACGAATTTTTTGATAGATACTACCGAGGAAAAGCTATATAATCACAGAATTTATTTTTAGCTAATTATAGATTTATACGTTACTTACTATATAATAGTACATACACATGCAAAAATTTAACCAAAACATAACATTTCCTAATCAAAAAGTATCTGATACTGCTAAGAATGACGCTTGGGGTAAAGATAATGTAGATGCTGCAGAGAGTCTTATATTGAATCAGAATCAATTTACAAGAAACTCTAGGTATTCTAAATTGGTTAACTATGATTTATATGCAGGTAAGCTACATCCTAGTGATATGGAGCTTATTATGAATCCATTAGGATTAAAAGACATACATTTTCCATCAAAACCTCTAAATCACCCACTTATTAACCCTTATATTAAGGCTTTAATAGGTGAGGAGATTAAACGTAGGTTTGATTATCACTTAAAAGTGAATAATGAGGACGCAATTAGTGAAAAAGAAGTAGCTAAACGCGATTTAATGCAACAAACTATAGAACAAATTCTATTAGAGGGTATAGAACAACCTCCAGAAGGAGATCAAGAAGCGCAAGCTAGGTTTGAGCAAGAAATTGAGAAAAGACTTAGACAAAAAAAGGATTATTTAAACTATGAGTGGCAAGATGTTAGAGAATTATCTGGAAATAGGTTACTAAAACACTACACTCAGAAAAATAAACTGTCTGAAATATTTACTAAAGGTTTTGAAGACTCTTTAATATGTGCTGAAGAGATATATAGAGTAGATATTATTAACAATGAGCCTATAGTACACAAATGTAACCCACTAAACACATATTTTTTATTACCTCCTGACTCTAATAAGGTTGAGGATTGTGATATTATTATAGAAGAGGATTATGTTCCTATTAGTAAGATTATTGATGACTATTATGACTATCTTAAACCTTCAGAAATTGATTGGTTAGGAGAAAAAACTATGTACAAAGCTAAAGGTACTTATGGTGGGCCAGTAGGTTACGAATTACAAGACCCTACGTTTGCTGTACCATTTGGATTAACTGGAAGTGTTAACATTAATCAGATTAATACAAGTGCTAATAGTTATTTGTCTTTCGATTCACAAAATAATGTTAGAAGAGTTAAAGTAGTTTGGAGAAGTCTTAGAAAAGTCGGAGTATTAACTTACTTAGATGAACAAGGGCAAGCTCAAGAAACTATGGTTAGCGAATTCTACAAAGCTAATAAGGATTTAGGAGAAACAGTTAAATGGCTATGGATTGGAGAATGGTGGGAAGGTACTAAGATAGCTAATGAGATCTATGTAAAGATTCAACCAAGGCCTATTCAATTTAGAAGTTTAAATAATATCTCAACATGTGCTAGTGGTTATATAGGAACTATCTATAAAACAAATAGTAGCCAACCTGTAAGCTTAGTAGACTTAATGAAGTCTAGTCAATACATGTATAATGTAATCTATCATAGAACCCAATTAGCTTTTGCTAAAAACATTGGTAAGGTAGCTAATTTAGATTTAGCTAAGATACCTGCTGGATGGGAGCCTGATAAGTGGTTATATTATATGCGAGAAATGAATCTTGCTGTAACTGATAGTTTTAGAGAAGCTAATAAAGGAGCTGCTACTGGTAAACTTGCTGGTAACATGAATAGTAATCAAGCTGTATTAGATATGGATATGGGTAACTATATTCAACAGCATATACAGATGCTTGAGTACATTAAAGGAGAGCTAGATTTAATCACAGGTATTACTGCAGAAAGAAGAGGCCAAAGAACTACAAGTGATCAAGGCTTAGGAGTAACACAAGAAAATAAATTAGCTAGTTCTAATATTACTGAGTGGTATTTTAAAATCCATGACAATACAAAAGTAAGAGTTTTAAGTGTTTTATTAGAAACAGCTAAGTACTGTTTAAGAAATGATAATAAAACTATTCAATATGTAGAAGATGATTATACTACACAAATCTTTAAAGTAGATGGTGAGTTAATTAATGAGTGTGAATATGACTTATTCATTAGAGATGCTATGGAAGATCAAAGAGCTATTGATATGCTAAGACAAGCTACAGAGATTGGTTTACAAACTGGTCAAGTAAGTCTTATCCAATTAATGGATATCTATTCTAATCAATCTCTAGCTTCTATTAGAAGAAAGATAGAAAAGTCTATAGCTCAAGCTAAAGATGAAGCTAGCCAACAACAACAAGCTGAATACGAAGCTAATCAAAAACAAGTACAAGCTACATTACAAGCTAAGCAAGAAGAGATGCAAGCTAAGATGGATTTAGAGTACGCTAAGCTAGACCAAGAAGCTTTAGATAATCAACTAGACCGCGAGGTTAAAATACAAGTTGAAACTATGAAGGCTTACAGTTTAGATGAAGGTCCTAACCCATTAGATATAGCAGCTGTTGGAGAACAAGCTTTAAAACAGCAAGAAATGTATTCTAAAGAGTCTATTAAAAGACATGAGGTAGCAGCTAAAGAAAGAATTGAGCAATCTAAACTATCTCTAGAAAGAGAAAAACTCAAAACTGAAAAAGAGATGAAGCAGAAAGAGATAAAAAGAGATTACGATAATATGATTAATGATGAGAAGATTGCTCGTATAAATTTGAAAGGTAGATCTAAAGCCAAATAAAAATGATTACTCAATATACAATATTTGGACAAGTTATACAAATCCTACCTAAAAAGAAACTTTATAAAAAAGGATCTATAGGATTATGGAAACCTAATCAAAATGTTATATATTATCAGAAGGCTATACCAGAATATAAAATGAGTCCCGACAATATTGATCAAACCATATGTCACGAAATAATACATTCTTGGTTAGATAAAATAGGCTACGAAAACTTATCAGAAGATGAGAAACTTGTAGATTTA